GTCGCATGAGTATGATTCGACCAGACAAGATCGCGGCGCAGCAGGAAATTGAAGAAAAACTGGCCGCGTTTCTGAAGACCGGGGGGAAAATTAAAAACGTCCCCGCCGGGGCGACGGGTTCAAGCAAACAACACGTGGCACCGACCGTGAACTACTTTCAAAACCAAGCGTCACAAGAAATAAAAAAAGCCAAACGCTAGTCGTCGTCCTCGTCGGCTAGGCGTCGTTCCAATCTTTCGACGGCAAGAACCAGGCGTTCCAAATACGCGAACACTTCGTCCGCGTCGTCGTCATCCAGCTCTATGCAAATCTTCTTCATTCAATTGTTCCTGACGTTTCATGGCGTCGTATTCCTTCAACCGTTGTTCACGCTCCGCGCGTAACCGAACCAGATCGTTACTCAAACTGTCGGGCCTATCTAATTTGTCGCACACCCATTGAAACACTTTAATCAGAAACATCCTTTCTCCTTTTAAAAAAAATGCAGGGGTTGGCATCGTTAGAGCTTATGAAATGGGCGCTATCCCCAAAGAATGGCCGCTCTTGGCACAATGCCTTTTTACCGACGCCCCCGCTCCCCGGCTGGAATTGCCACTCTCATATGCGAGTATATCATAAGGCCCTGGGGCATTCTTTGCTTTTCTCCTTATATGTAACTTTTTGACCAAGTGAAAAAAAATAAAAAAGTTCAAATGAGCCGGGACAGGCGGGACGGTGGTACTTTTTGGGCTGTACGCCAGGAAAGACGCGGGGTTGAGTGGGTCACGGCCCTCGGTCCCCCCTTGGGGTACAGGTTCTTTTAGCTGGTACTCCAACGTTAATTGGCGTTTTCCTATATAGGAGCCAAAATGAAAAAAAAATTGGAAATGATTTTGTCAAAAAGTACTATATAGGGCGTTTTTCACGCACTCCAGGAACAAGCCTTGGGCAGACCAAAAAATCATGTAAATAGCCGCCTAACCTCTCGACAACAAAAGTTTGCTGAAATCGTGGCCACAAAGGAAGGCGAATTGACTTTGAGGGAATGCGCCGAACAAGCCGGATATCCGGCTGGATCTAGCCATAGCCGGGCTTGGGAATTATTGAATCCCAGAAAATCTCCTCATGTCCTCGCCGAAGTAAAAAGGCGACGCGATGAGCTAAACGAAAAATACCGGGTGGATTATGGTCGGCATTTGAAATCGTTAGCAAAACTGCGGGATGAAAGCCTGGCGAACGGGGCGTATAGCGCCGCCATTAACGCGGAACGATTGCGCGGCCAGGCGGCTGGGCTGTACGTTTCGAAAAGCGAGATCAGGGTGGGCAGTATTGATAGTCTCAGTAAGGCCGAAGTGGAAAAGGAGCTGGCTGAAATTCGAAAGACGTTGGGTGACGACGCGAAGATTATCGAAGGGGATGTAGTTGAGTCGAGAAGCGAACTTTTGGAAACAGTTAAGGATGAACAGTCGGTCCATTGATCGGAAATTACTGTTTACCAGAGTTGAAAATTCCGCTATGCCGGGTACCCCGGATGTTTTTATGTGTGATGAATCCGGACGGTTTCATCTCATAGAGTTGAAAACAACTTCGGGTAACGTGGTTCGGTTGTCACCCCATCAAGTCAGTTTTTTAACCCGCCATTCGCACGCTAGTTGCTGGATAGCCATAAAAAAAGAAACCAAAAAGTACAAACCCGTGGTGTATTTATTTGATGCGGCTGACGCCATTGCGTTATCTGAAAAGGGCCTGGCGGGGGCTACTCCGGTGGCGGCTTTTCCTACCCCGGTCGATTGGCGGTTGTTCTTCAACACTATTGCCCCACTCAATTAACTTTACAAAAAATAATATTATCGCGTATGATGTATTTATCCGTCCGCAACTGGACGGCTTAACTTGCGAGACATAACTTATGCAATACCAAACAAACGCTATCCAAAAAGGCATTGGAAATTCCGAAGTCAGTAGTCAGTGGTTTAAACGTCCGGACGATCAAAAGTTTTTATCGTTGTCGGAGATGTATGCTGCCAAACGAAACTTGGCTGTAAACATGCGTTCTGAGATCGTCGATACGCACTCCTTGGAGGTAATAGGGGAGCCGGACGAAGCTAACCCCAGTCGAGGCTTTATTAAATTGGCCTCGAAGGATCGATATTTGAACGACCTGGAGACACAACCAACGCACTGGTCTTTCGGCCAACTCGGACAATTGGCAGGCGCTCCGGCATCGTACCTTCGAGACTTGCCCGCACCACTGGCGGCAGATTGTATCCAGTGGGGGCTTCGTTACAACCGAAGCCGGGAACAAGTGAAGTTGTATTCGTCTACGAGTACCGATGGAACCGGAGAAACCAGGGCGGCAACGGGCCCCGATTACGGACGGATTTACGATCACGAAATCATAAAGCCGGTTATGGACCTTGTTGAACGATCCGGCGGTGCCTGGAAGATTCCAGGGATGATGGTTGGGGTTGAAAACGGCCTGGCTACCTACGATCCGGACGTGCCGGTTACGCTTCAAACTACCACCTTGTTTGCCAGCGACCACGATGTGTTCCTGTTTCTAGTGGATGATCGCAACCCGATTGAAATCGGCAAACTTCCCAGTGGCGAACCTGACCTAGTATTTCGAGGGTTCTATGCTTCGAATTCTGAAACGGGCGCGGCTAGTGCAAAAATCTGCGCGTTCTACTTGCGTGGTGTCTGCGCTAATCGCTGCCTATGGGGCGTCGAGAATTTTCAAGAATTGAAAATTAGGCACTCAAAATTCGCGTCGGATCGATTCGCGTATGAAGCCCAACCCGCATTAGAAAGTTTTGCTCAGGGGTCAACTCAAACTTTTCTAGAAGGCGTCCACCAGGCAAAGGCGGCAAAGGTCGCCCAGGACGACGATGCTCGACTCGATTTCCTGACTAAACGGGCCGGACTAAGCGCCCGGATGGGTCGCGCGGCGATAGCTCGACACGTAAAAGAAGAAGGACGGCCAGCGGTGTCCGTTTGGGATATGTCCCAAGCGATCACTGCGGTAGCCCGCGATATCAGTCATCAAGATAGCCGACTGTTGCTAGAAAAAAAGGCGGGGGAAATTCTCGATAAGGTCGCCGCGTAAAAACTCGACTCCGGGACTAACTTTTTTGGGGGCCAATAGGCCCCCTTTTTTTCGACTGCGATAAAGCGCATACTTGGCGTCCACTTATAGCGAGGTTAGATATGGACGACGTTAAAAAACAATCAATTGAGGACTTTTACGAGGCGTTACTGGCGATCACGGCGCTTGCCAAAGAATCGGTTGCAGCTTCGGAGCAAATTTTTGCGGGTATCGATTTTTTTAGCAAAATGGCTTTCGACCTAGCTCCTAACGAAAAAGTCGCCAGAGACACGATAAACGCGGGTATCGATATGGCGTACAGTGAGGTGGAAGAATGCAACGCGAATTAGTAAATGTCACGGTAATCCGTCCCGGCGACAATTTCATGCTGGAGTGGCGCAAGGCCGGTGTAGTCGTGGCGCGCCAGGTTCGAGCGAAAAAGAAACGCGACGGGTAAAAACTCGACTCAGGGACTAACTTAGGGGGCCAATCGGCCCCTTTTTATTGGCTGCGATAAAGCGCATACTTCAAGACTCATTAATTGCGAGGTTGCCTATGGAAAACTTAATAACGGTTCGAAAGTATTACCGGGGGTATTTGGTTCGTTGGCCTGCTGAGTGGGTTAACTGGGATCATCGCACATATCGAGAAAAGTATTTTGACGGTAGTGCCCATAACCAAACCGCCTTGGATCTAGCTAATTTGTGCCGCGTGGATTTACTGGCAGAAATGAGGGGCCAAGGGTTAAAAGAGCAGGTGGAAGCGTGAAGTATAAAAAAACGTATGTAAGTGCGCGGGGGTTCGAGTGCTATTCGTGTTTGACTTTTCAACAAACCGGCGCGGAGTATGTTCGCCACTATCCCCCGCGAGACCGTGAAGGGAAGCAACACCCGGAGCGTGTTTGTCTTTCGTGTACCGATGGTTAAAAACCCGGTTCCGGGTCAACTTAAACGGGGGCTTCGGCCCCCTTTTTATTGCCTGGGATAAAGCGCATACTGTTGGTTCACTTATAGCGAGGTTAAAAAATGAGACAATATCCAATTTGGAACGACGTAAAGGCGAATGAATATCGCTCGGATAAATCTTACGGAGTCCGGGACAATGACGCGGTAACCGTTCGTATCGGTACCAGTTCGAATAATTCTCACGAGTTCGTGAAGCATTCGACTGAACACAAAGTACTAGCGGACGGCACGCGCGAGTATTCTTTTTTGGTCGACGGGGTATGCATCCGACGCGCGACGCTACCACCGAACTCGAAAACGCCCGTGATAATCCGTAGTTGAATTAACCTTTTTTACATGGCCCGCCACGTGCGGGCTTTTTTTTATCTGGGATCGAGCGCATACTTAGGGCTCATCAATTGCGAGGTTTAAAAAAATGGATATCTACTGCCACCGTTGTGGCGAACCGATGGAAGTCGACGCGCTCCACGACATAGCTCACGAGTTCGAGATCACTTACGCTGACGCGGCTAAACGTTTTTCCGAGTTAGGATGTGGCGTTTGGGACCATAGCGGCGAACCCTGCAACGCGCCTATGTTCAGTCCGAAACAATCGGTCGTTGCTATAGCTTCTATGGTTATGTCGGATCACCCCGACGATTGGGCCGCGGACGCTGATTTCTTATAGTTGATCGCTCCGGGAGCACCGTATTAGCCCGCCACGTGCGGGCTTTTTTTTGCCCGTTGCCAAGGTATAGGATCGAGCGCATACTTGGTGCTCACTTATTTATTCACGGAAAAAACAATGGAAGAAACAATCACACAACTACAACCCCTTAGCGATCAAGAAAAAAAACGCCAGGCACTTGTCACCGCGTTGGTCGATTTCATAGCCGACGCGATCAACACCCAAGTTAAAGATTTACGCGAAGAATTGACCTATGAAATAGGCCGGGAATTGCGTAACGAGGTTTCCGATAACGTCTACCTTATGTTCCAGGCGGGAGACTTTAAAAGTCACATAGATGACGGCGTTCGCGACGTTCTAAAATCCGGCATGATCCGGGATCAGGTAACCGACATGATCCGGGACGGCGATATATCTGTAGATGTCGACGTTGACGCCTCGTTAAGCGTATAGATCCTGGCCCAACCCTTTAGCCCGCCTAGCGCGGGCTTTTTTTTGTCTTTCGTTAAAAAACGGCTTTCCCTAAGCCCTTCTAAGCGATTTTCGATCAACACCCCTTATCTTGATACTCCCAAAAAACGAGTGTTTCTCGTTTCTTTTTATTTAGTGAAACCAGCCGGGCCCCGGCCCGCGCCCGATGGGACAAACGTTTCGAACCGTTAACCGGGTTCGTGGTTCGTGGTTCGTGGTCGGTTCGAACCGGGATCAAAGCCGGGATCGAGTAGCTCCGGGATCGATCAACTCCGGGATCGAGTAGCTCCCGGATCGATCAACTCCGGGATCGAGTAGCTCCCGGATCGATCAACTCCGGGATCGATCAATTAATTGATCGCGTGCCGTGCTCCAATGTTGGAAGTCAAAATTTTTAACGTCCAAGGTCCAAGGCCCGCGTTACCTGGTTAATTTTTCTCTGGGGCCCGTGCTCCGATTGCGTCGAACTTTTCGAGGATCGAGCCGCGTGGACCCCGCATCGCGCTAGTCTGGAGATGGACCACTGGACAAGGTCATGGTCCAAGTTTTTCGCAAACAATCACCAATAAAAACGAATGGGTTTAACTAAAAAATATTTTTGCTATATTTGCCCTATGGTAGACACCTCCACTGACCTCGAAACGCGGAAATTGCGCCTTGAACTGCGGTTAGCGCAACTTAATCAAGTCGATCAGGCCCAAGGCGGCTTTTTGCCGTTTGTAAAGTCTATGTGGCCGGAGTTTATTTCTGGCAGGCACCATGAAATTGTAGCCGAGAAGCTTGAAAAGATAGCCAATGGCGAACTAAAACGCCTGATTATCAATATGCCCCCGCGTCATACCAAGTCTGAATTCGCGAGTTACTTGTTTCCTGCATGGATGATTGGCAGGAATCCGGCGATGAAAATTATTCAAGCCACGCACACCACGGAACTTGCAGTAAATTTCGGTCGAAAAGTCAAAAACCTCCTGGAAACGGAGGAATATCAAAGTATTTTTGAAAATTGCGAGTTATCCGCAGACAGTAAAGCCTCTGGACGGTGGGACACGAAGCGTGGAGGAATGTACTACGCCGTGGGTGTCGGCTCAAACCTCGCGGGCCGTGGTGGAGATTTAATTATTATTGACGATCCGCACTCAGAGCAGACGGCTATGTCCGCGAGTGGTTTCGAAAATGCGTGGGAATGGTACACGGCGGGTCCCCGACAACGTCTTCAGCCCGGTGGCGCTATTGTTTTGGTACAAACGCGCTGGTCCGAGAAGGATATGACCGGTCAATTAGTCCGTTCTATGGCTAAAGATCCGATGGCCGATCAGTGGGAAGTGGTTGAATTGCCTGCTATTTTACCGTCTGGCGAACCGTGCTGGCCGCAATATTGGAGTCGGGACGAGTTAGAGCGGGTAAAGGCGTCGGTTCCGGCGTACCAATGGAACGCGCAGTATCAACAGGACCCTACGGCAGAAGAACTGTCTATTTTGAAGCGCGAATGGTGGAAAGTGTGGAAAAAGGATGAGGTACCGGATCTTCAATATGTCATACAGAGTTACGATACGGCGTATTCGAAGCGCGAAACGGCGGACTTTAGTGCGATTACGACGTGGGGTGTGTTTCATCCGGAGGAAATTGGGGGACCCCCCAGTTTAATTTTGCTGGATGCGAAGAAGGGACGTTGGGATTTTCCGGAATTAAAGGATGTCGCGTACGAACAGTATCGTTTTTGGGAGCCGGAAACCGTGATTGTGGAAGCGAAGGCGTCGGGTTTACCGCTCACGCACGAATTACGTCAGATGGGAATTCCGGTAGTAAACTTCACGCCTAGTAAGGGAAATGATAAGCTGGCACGGGTACACTCTATTTCGCCTCTTTTTGAGGCTGGAATGGTCTGGGCACCGGACGAAACTTGGGCGGAGGAAGTGATTGAGGAATGTGCGGCATTTCCGAATGGTCAGTACGACGATTTGGTGGATAGCACCACACAGGCACTGATGCGTTATCGCCAAGGTAATTTTGTAAATATTCCTACCGACGATTGGGAAGACGATTCGTCAGAAACACCGGTTCGCATAGGAGCGTATTATGGCTAGAGGCATTTTGGGTGCGTCCGTTTTTCGCGGCCCTCGGTCCAGACAACAGGGCTTGCCGTTATCGCGGTCGTACCAGGCGGGCGGAGCGGTCGATCCGATGGGTATAGCTCCTATTTTCCAGAATCCTTTGCTCACGCCAGAAGAAGAGCTGGCGGTCCAGAATCAAGGTATCGGTCAAGCCCCGGTACAGAATCAAAACCAATCGGTCATGGGCGTAGGAGCCGGAGCACAGGTAGGGGGTCAAGACCCTTATATGGATATAGACGTTTCCGGCGACGTACCGCAACAACGCACCGATGGGTATACCGATTTTTTAGCACGCAGCGCCCCTGTCGATTCAGTTCCTGCGGAAGACCCGTATGCGTCGATCAGTGGTCGGATTCGCGCTGAAGCGCGTCGCCGTGATGTACCGGATAATTTTTTAGACGTGTACGCCAACGCGGGCTATCGCAGAAGACAAGGGCTAGAGCGGTATTTAATGTCCCGCGAGTACAAGCCGGACGCGTTTGCTATGACCCAATCGGGACGAGTACCCTTTGAAGAGACGTCGTTTTATCGACCACCTGTGCAGCCCGACACTACTCCGGACATAGGCGCTCCCCCCGCTGGTACGGACATAGGCTTTGCCCCCGCTGGAGGCACGGGCGACGTGAGCGGAGCCGATGTGGGGAATATACGCGAATCCGAATACGCTCCGGATATGGGGACTTTTCCAGTATCGGCAGAGC